TCACTTCGGCGTGGCGGTCATCTCGTCAGCCGGATAGAGCTGCAGCATCGCGCGTGCGGCCTCGACGTTCGGCGTAGTCAGCCACTCCTCCCAATCCTCAGGGCGCAGGATCACGACAGATCGTTTCTCGTCGGCTGGCTTGTGCATGCGCGACATCAGAGAGTGGCCGTCGGCATTGACCGTGATCATCGACATCACGTGGCGCTCGGCGCCATCCGGGCTCGTCAGCGTGCGCCAGATGCCGGCGACGCACATCGTTGGGCGGTCGGCTACGCCGATCCGCTGCCACACGCATGGCCCTAGCACCCAATCGCCATTCGCTTCCTGGCGCGCGTCCGGATAGGACGGTTCAACCACGGATCGCGCCGGGATAAGACAACGCCGGCCGCCGCGCCAGGTAGGTCCGTATAGCGGCGACTTCCCGAGATTGTCGTCGCGCACGTTCATCGTGCTGCGCATGATCGGCGGCTTCCGGCCCCGCTCCTTCGCCTTCTCGATGTTGGCCTTCTGCAGCGCGCGCGGCCAGAAACCGAAACCCGCGATCAGCGGCTTGAACTGCCCGTCGATGCTGGCGACGATCGGCGCATCATAGTCCTGGTAGATCTCGGGCTTCCACGGCGTCCAGCGGTACAGATCGTGGAAGTTGTCGATCTTGAGCTCGTTAAGGCCCGGATCTTCGCCTGGCGCGTAGTAGTTGGTGCACATCGACCGTCCCCAATTTTTCGCCTTGACGGAGATAGCTTACCGCGAAATATACTGTGTTTTTATACAGTGGTGTCGACGTGATCAAGCCGCAGTGGGCTTACATCTGGGAGTACGGGTTCCAAGGCGACAAGAACCGCCTGAGGACACCCATTGAGCTCACGAAGCCGGAATTTGAATCGTGGGTCGATCAGGACCCGAGGTCGGCGTTTCTGGGTTCATGCGCGCCGATCGAGGCGACCAGGATTGATCGTAACCGTGTACCGCTCACCGATCCACGCTTCAAGATCAAGCCGAAGATGCCGGAGTTTGATGCCCCGTCTGATGCCGAGTTGCGCTCCCTATGGCGCGAGTACACCGACCTTCAGGTTCGCTGGCTGATCCTCGAAATTCTTGCCCTTCGGAAATCGCTGGATAGGGTTCAGGAGTGGTTCGACTATGTCGACAAGAACGTCGCGGACCGCGGAGAGCTAAGTGGCGGGAATGGGAAATTTCAGGAGCTGCGTCACCTTCTCCGGAAGGAAAAGGGGCGCGCCGGGATGATGTGACCAATCCGCGGTGCGCCCAGCAGCCGTTACTTCTTCACCGGCTCGATACCCCAGCACTGTGCCGATCGGTCACCTTCCGGAATGGCTGATGGGTTGTATTTGCACTTGTTGATCGTGTCGAGCGCGACCTTGTACCGATCAACCAGCGGATCAGCAATGCTGGCCAGGTGCGCATCTCGCACCGTCTGATCCGGCGTGCTGCAGTCGGCGCCCATGTGGGAAACATCGGGCTTGTAAATGCCGCCGATGGGTGAAACCAATCCGTCGATCCCGGAACCCTCGATTACTTCGTACAGCACCTGAGACGTCGGCTTATACGTGTTAAGGACGACAAGGCCATTGTCGTCGATGGTTCGGACCTCCTTCGGCCCCGCACACGACACGACCGGCCGAGCTGCAAAGATCACCCGCCCCTTGAGGTATTCGCGCGCACCATACACCTGCAGATCGCGCTTGAACTGATCAACCTCGCCGCGCCTCTGCGCCGAATCGACGTAACCGGACATATCGTCGAGCTCGAAATAAACCAACGCCCACTCGCTGATGTTGGTTTTCGAATTCGCGATCTCAGCAGTTGTCGGCCCCACGCCACCGTTTTCGCTCATGACAATGTCATGCAGTTTCGAACCGTTGACGACGCCGGGATACACCGCAATGTCGGCCCCTCGCGCCTTGAACGCATCCTGCAACGCAGCGACCGTCGGCTGTACATCGCCGGCGGATGCACCAGGCGACGACGCCCCGCTCGCGCCATCCGCGACCGCCGCCATTGCACGCGCGCGCTGCGTCGCGACCAGCGGCGCCCCCGAATAAGCGAGCCGGATTGCCGGCCCGGACGCAGCCGGCGTCGACGAATCGTCACCACCGCCACACGCGGAAAGCGCAAGCCCCGCCAACACAGCAGAAATCAAAGTTTTTTTCATTGTGGTTCTCAGGTCGGAAGTTGTTATGTCCCCGGATCATCGATTTTACATATCGATTACGAATTCGAGAAATAGAAAGCCCGCGGCAAGCGCGGGCCTCGGTTAGAACAGGCCGGCCGGCTGCGCTGCGTCATCCCAACTGAAGATGATCAACTCATTCCGCTCGACGCCTTTGTGCCCGCCGGCCACCGTGTACTGTAGCGGTACCGTTTCGATGTGGAACCCTTCGAACACACGACGAATGTCTGCGTGATCGTTCAAGCTCACAACAGCGCGGCCCTTGATGGTGCGCAGCCGATCCGCGATGCGCTCGTACTCCCCGAACGGAAAATCGACGCCGTAGCCTCGGGTTTCGTAATACGGCGGGTCGAGATAAAACAGCGTATGCGGTCGATCATAGCGATCGATGCAATCCGCCCAGTCCAGCCGCTCGATGTACGCGCTCGCCAACCGCAAATGCGCCGCTGACAACTCTTCTTCGATCCGCAGCAAATTCAGCCCCGGCGGCGCAGTGGTAGCCGTGCCGAATGTTTGCCCGTGAACGATCCCGCCAAAACAATTTTTCTGCAGGTAGTAGAACCGCGCCGCACGCTGGATGTCGGTGAGAGTTTCCGGCGCCGTCTGCTTCAGCCATTCGAACACCTGTCGACTGGTGAGCGCCCATTTGAACTGCCGCACGAATTCCTCGAGGTGATGCTGAACGACGCGATACAGGTTGATCAACTCGCCGTTGACGTCGTTGATCACCTCGACCTTTGCCGGCGGCCGCATGAAATACAACGCTGCGCCGCCCGCGAACACTTCGACATAGCAGTCGTGCGCAGGAAAGCGCGGGATGAGATGGTCTGCAAGGCGGCGCTTACCGCCGATCCACGGAATAATCGGATTTGCCATTGTGAAAGCCGTTTTTAAACTTGGTGTAGAATTCGGCCCGCCTACGTAGGTATGCAGGGCCTTGGCTGATTCACTGGCTCAGACAGTGGAAAAGCGGCCGAATGGCGTGTTACCGCACGCACCTCGGCCGCCCTGTTTCTAGCGCGGCACCGCGCCCGTCAGCGTGTCGTAGTCGCTTTCGCACTGCCGTCCGGCAATGCCCCGCTCGTCAGCGATTCGCGCGAACTCTCCCGCAGCCTCGTCAGTCCGGCCGAACATGTCGGCAAGCAGATCGAGGGGGCCGCCGGCTGCCGCGCCTCCGGCCGGAGCGGCGGAATCGCGCGCCCGGGCGACAAGCTCGGCGACCTGCTTGCGCAGGCCGTCAGCAGCAGAAGCAGCGGCGGCAGCATCAGTGCGCGCCAGGTCACGTTTTTTCGAAGCATCCTCAGCATTCCCCTGTTGTTGGCGCGCGATTCGGTCGCTTTCATCACGCTCTGCGACGAGCTCACGAATTCGATGCGCCTGCGTTTCTACCGTGTGCGACTGGTCGGCGTCGCGATGTCCCTTGAAATAACCGGCCGCGGCGCCGATGACAACTGACGCTACGATCGCGAACCAAACACGCGGATCGAACCAGGTCATAGCCCCTCCGAATACGTTGTGCGTGTCGAGCCAAAGGATGCCGTCAGCACCTGTCGACGCGGCTTAACGCCATTCGCCGCGAGCCCGATATGCACCCACGTCCCTTCCTGGATCAGTTGATCGAACTCGATCGACGACGCACTGATCGCCCGGCAAATATCGAGCGGCGCGCCGAACTTCGGGCAAATGAAGTCGGCTGCCAAGCCAGACAGGTGCGCGCTATTCGGAACACCACCGACCGCATGATTCAGCGCCGACGCTCGGTAGCCCGAGGTGACGATCACCGGCCGCCCGCCGAGCAGGTCGCGCACACGCTCGAGCGTTTCAGCCGTTCGGCCCAGGTTCGCCCTGACCGCGGCCGATGGCGTATTGTCGATACCGCGCCGGCGTGCCATGTCGCTCGCGGTCAATTCCTCGAGCGTGAAATGCGCTGTCAGATTCGTCATATTCACTTCTCCCCAAACATTCGTTTTGCATTCCGTCGCAGCAGTACCTCGAGGTACTGCGATCCGACGATGCCAAGTGCGCTCCCGAGGCCGAGCAGCGCGATCGGCGGCAAATCCGGGATCTGCAACAACGCCAGGCCAGCGACCATCGACGTCGCCGAACCGAGCACCGCACGTCCGGCTACAAGCCGAACTGTCAGCTGCTCGCTGCCCACCAAAACTTTCGCAATGCCAATCAGTCCGCCCATGAGAATCAACTCCAAGATCGTCTTTTCGTGCTCTTGCATTACCGCTCCCCGTTTCCTACCCCGTAAAAAAGAAAGGCCGCCAAGTTGGCGGCCCGTCACACAATCCCCGTTGCATCCAGCACCATGAAGCGCGAATGCCATTGCTCTCGAAACCCCGACCAGTTCGGCTTTCGCCCACCTCCGTACATTGTTGTTCCCCACGAAACCGTATTTCCGCTCACGCGAATCGAACTCAGTTCGACGCCCGCCGGGTCATAGCTCCACGCCTGACGGACCGGGTAGATTCCAGACACGATGACCGGGACGCCGTACGTCCTCATATTCCATTGCGCGATCGGCGCACCCAGCGTGACCCATCCAGTTCCAGGCAAGTACTCGTCGTAGATCACATCGAGGACTCGCAAGAACGGCTTCGACGAATCGGCAATCAGGTTGCCCCGCTCGTTAAAGACCTGCAGTCCGAAATTGCCGGCTGCCGGTGGCACACGGTCAAATAGAAAGAAATACACGGTGCACGGTCGCTCTGTGATGAAGCGCAACGTATACACAGATCCACTGATATCAGTACTCCATACTGTGACACCTACTCCATCCGATGCGTACACACCATACATCGGCCCAGCGGTAGCGTTGAATGCGAATGCGACGCTCGGAAGCGTTGCGTTAAATGGCTTACCCACATCGTTGACAGCGAGGCGCAGCGATGTATCCGCCGACTGCCCCGACATCGCCTGCACCATTTGATAGTTCGGCGTCGAACCATCGATCTGATACAGACCCGTATCGGTGAACGCCTGAAAACCTGCCGACATCAATACACTCCATAAACGATCCAACCGGGAACCTGTGTGTAAGCATTCGACCCACTCGTGTTACCGCTGTACCACCAGGTCATTCCACTCCTGTCGATTGCAACAACGGGAGATGGCTCGGCACCCGACACTCGATAGAAGATTCTGGCCGGCATAAAAGCCCAGAATGGTTCTCCGCCCGACAGATCTGCCACCACGCTCCCATCGCCACCGCCGGTCCATGCGATCCCGATAACCCGTCCCGCGCGCGATTTCCCATCGAGGATCAAACGGCCGGCGCCGTCGAAAATCTGAAGGCCGGCCGTCATCACCACATCCCCATACGTACGCGCAGCACACCGTTTCCGTCGTAGACCCGCACGCTGCTACCGTCGAGCACCAGCCGATTGCCGCTGCCGTCCGCTGCGTTGATCTCGAACCAACCGCTTTTGTCGAGCCGCCACCCTTGCCGACCAGCGATGTAGTTGTCGGACTGGATGTAGCTGCCGATCATCGCGTTCGTGATCCAACCGGCACCGATGAGTGCCTGACGGATGAAAACCTGTCCGCCCTGCACGACGAACGGCACGATCATCGAACCACCGTTGTTCGGGTCGACCACCGCGAACCGCTGCGCCGACACCAGCACCTGTGATTCGACGATTCCGTTGCTGTTGTCGACGCCGACCCCGATCCCGGCGATATACGTGCGGCCGTCCGCAGTAATCTGCGTTTTGATCTGGTACGAGGCGGCGACACGCCCATTCAGGTCCGCATACGACTGCGCGACGGTCTGCACGACGGCCGCACTCTCGTTGGCCTTCGCCTGGACCGTCGTAATTTGCTGCGCCATCGCGCTATCGGCATCAACGCGAGCCTGAGACTCAGACTGAACCGCTGCCGAGAGCGTGCCTGTTGCGGTTTTCATCTGGGCGGCGACGGTTTCTACCTTCCGTGCGACAGCCATGTCGCCCTCGGCGATGGCGGACTGAAGCGACCAAGCGCCGGCGAACATCGTGTCGTCACCGGCGTATTCTTCCGCGTCGCCGGCCATGGGAGGTGAGATCGAATCGATCGGCTCGAGCAGATCCTGGCCCAACGAACTCTTCCCAATTTGCCCGCGGAAGTAGGCCTCGTATGCGGCCTCATCCGTCGTCGGCTGTCCCTGGACGCCGGGGCCATCGGCCGGAAACCATGGCCCCACGTTTCCGGATGTATCGACAAGGCGCGCCCAAAAATAGAAGACCTGGCCTACCGCGAGCCCCTGATACGACGCCGACGACTGCGGATACGCAAAATCGGAGAACTTCGTGGCGTCGTCGCGGCTCGGCGTGCGGCTGTACCAGATCTCGGTACGCTGCGTGTCACCTGCAGACCCGTCACCCGGAAACTTCCAATCCAGGTTGATACCGAACACCACACCAGCAGCCTTGAGCGATGAAACGGAAGGCGGCGGCGTCGTCTTACCGTTCAGCATCGTTTCGACGCTGAACTCCGGTAGCGAAGTAACGTTTATCGCGTTCTGCGCTCGCACACGCGCCACGTATCTGCCCTGATAGATCCCGGGCACCTCGACCTGAAGGCCACCAGTCCGCGGCACGCTCACCCACTCGCCGTTATCCTTCCGCCATTCCGGCAGGTAGGTAACGGCCTCGTCCGCTGCATCCCATGCAACGACCATCGTCGTTTTCGAAATGCCCTGGTCGATCGCGGAATACGCGGAAATGCGCACGTTGGTCGGCGACGCTTGCACCGACGGCGGAATGACCGTCGGCGGCCGCTGCTGGATCTGAGCGCCATCGTCGATCGCGGAATACTTGCCCGGCTCGTGCATCGCCGCAGTGATCGTGTACTCGATCCGGCCGTCGTCGTCGCCCTCTTGCACGCTGACCACGCGATAGAGCTGCGCTGCGAGCTCGTCACTCTCCACCATCCACACTGCGCCAGACACCGGGTCGGCGTCGAAGCGATCAACCAAAGTAAGCACGTCGCCGCTTACCGATTTCACTGCGCGATACTGCGCAACGCCAGACGGCAAGATCGCCGTGAAACGGTCGCCGAGCGCCACGGTCGGCGCCTTATCCAGCGTGACGACGTTGCCGACCGCTGAGCGAATCCGGCCGCCGATGCGTCGACCAGCCTTCCGCGGATCGGCGATTGCGATCACTTGCCCCGGTCCGACCAGCACGCCATCCATCCCGACCTTAAACGACACGGTGCCAGACTCGTAGCGCGATGTCAGGAGAAGCCACTGTCCGAGCCGATGCGCTTGCGCCTGCGACGTGCAACCAAACGCCGTAACCTGCGTCTTGATGACGCCGTACCGCGCGATGCCGTCCTCGTCCGGAACGTACTCGACGGCCTGCTTGTACTGGTTCGACGGATCGTTGTAGCTAACGAGCGCGACCGTGTATCGCGTCTTGCGCTCACTCCCGATATACCGGAATGCTCCGTCGATCACATTGGCCGCGGTATACACGTACACCGGGTCCGACGGCATATCCGCCGACGCGACCACGGCGCCGGCGCCCCAATACGCAATGCCGCGAAACACGCTGGCGATGTCCTGCAGCACCTTGAACGAGTCGGCAGCCGACTGGATCACGCAGTTACACGTGAAGCGCGGCTCGACGCCGCCCTTGCCGTCCGACACCTTTGCGTCGCAATAGCGCGCGATCTCGTACAGGCCCCACTTGTCGATCATCGACGGGTCGACGGTTTTGCCCAGCCCGTAGCGCTCGCTCAGCAGCAGATCATAAAAAATCCATGCGGGATTGTTCGTCCACGCCAGCTTGAACGTTCCATCCCATGCTCCGGAATACGTCCGCGTCTCCGGGTCGTAATTCGACGGCACTCGAATAATCAGCCCGCGAATATGATACGAGCGCACCGGCACCTGTGAGAACGACCGTGCGTCGAACGTCATGCCGACGAGCGCCGTCATCGGATAACGCAGCTTGCGGTCGATCACCTCCGTGATAGCCTCAATGTTCACCGCGTCGGCAATCAACGAGCTGTGCGCATTCGGCGTAATGCGGCGCACGCGGACAAGCCATCCCGTTTTAGCGCGCGGCAACTCGATCCGATGCGACCGCTCGTAGAGCGACGTCGTCTTGCCGTCAAATGCTGCCGAAAGCACCTGCGCGTACGAGCCGCCGTCGACCGACAGATCGATCGCATATTCCACGCGATAGCCAAACACGCCGGTCGACGGATCGCTCTTCTGTAGCGCCGGCACACCAAATCGAATACGGACCGCCGTAAGCTGCGTGTTCTGCACCTGCCGCACCCACGGCGCATCCGACGTCAGCGCGACGCCGACGGCCGAATCGCGCTCGACTGCCGGGAAACCGGGCATAAATTCCTGATCCAGCGTTCCCGTGCGCACGTCGACGCTGTAGTTTTGGAAGTTGACCGATCCATCCGAATTCTGGATGGGCGTGCCGTCGAGATAGACCGACTGCATGCCCTTGGCGAGCCCGGCGATCGCCCCCTCCGAAATGATGTCGAGCACCTTCGCACGTGCGACCGAATGCAGACTGTCCGGCGATTCGCCGCCACCACCTCCACCACCGCCCCCCTTCGCCCCGTTGATCCGTTTCGGCCCGGGTTCCGCGTAGACCTTTTTCACACCTGATCCTCCGTGTAGATACCCGAGCTGGCCACCTTCGACCCGACAACCATCTCACCGTACACAAGCGGCACCGGCTCACCCTGCGCCGCGCTGTTCACCGGTCCGTTGAAGTAGTACGACGTGCCGTTGTCGTTTACACCCGCAAGTCCCGTTTGTTGCGGGCTGAGCATCTGTACGATCCCGCCAAGCGCCATCGACGCGCCGAGCCCCATTAGTTGCGCGCCCCATGGTTGCCCATAGAACGATGCAACCGCCCCGACCACCATCAGCGCAGCACCGAAGATCGTCTGAAACAAGCCGCCACTCTTGCTGCCGATAATCACCGGCGCAATTCGAATCGCGTCGTCCCCGACCGGCGCACCGAGATCGTCCTCGCTCAGGTTTCGACGCCCGTTGAACACTGCGAACGTCAGTCCGTTGTCGCGCGCTTCGAGCAAAAACCGCCGAAAGCCGGGCAGCAGCACCGACAGCGCGCGCACGGCCTCCGCAGTCGACGAAACGGCCAACCGATGCACCCGACCGAAGCGCGCCCCTGCAATCCCGTAAAGCCTCACCTCGCGCAGTTTTTCCTTCACCCCGCACCTCCGACGTGCCGCAGGACGGTCGTGCAGCTGTCCCGCCACATCGAGCCCCATACCGCGCGGCACGACAGGCGCCCGTACATGTGATGCGCGAACATGCCATCGCCGAGATACACGCCCGAATGATTCGGCACGCCGTTTTTGCTCCGGATCTGCATCAGCAGCACGTCGCCCGGTTCAAGCTGTGCGTCGCGGCCCATGTCGAGAAATCCCGCGTCCTGGTAGTGCGCGATATACAGGTTCGAATATCCGTCGTCCCACCAGCCATCCTTGCGTTCGAAATCGGGCAGCGCGATCCCGCGCTCCGCGAGATACCAGTCGCGCACCAGCGAATAGCAATCGAGCACGCCGTGCACATACTCCCGGCCGTACAACGGCGCCGCATATCCGTTCGGCACGAACTCGCCCCAGTTGTCGACACCGATCGAGCCGTCGACCTGCACGCCGAGCGAAACGATCACCCATGTCGGGATTCCGGCACGCTCGCACATTGCGCGGTCCCCCATGCTCGGCTGTGCCGTCCCATTCGGGTGCGAGTGCACGAGCGCGAGGATTTCACCCCTGTCCTCGGCGTCCGCGTAGTCCTCGGCTGCGAGCGAGAATTGCTCGGTCGGCGTCGCCGCGATGTTTCGACCGGGCACATACACGTCACCCGCCGCGGTCCCCACGACAAGCCCGCAGCACTCGCGCGGGTACTCGGCGAGCGCGTGCTCCGCGATCGCCTGCTTGATTCGTTCGTCCATAAAAAAACCCGCCGGTTGGCGGGTCCGTAAAGGGAGGTTGATCGACGGGGCTAAGCGAGCGTGTCGCACAAGAAACCACCGTGCGGAAGCGGGTTGTTCACGCCGAACCGGCATTCGCACCCGCTGATTTTCTGGCTACAGCGATCGAGCGCCGGATCGCTCACCGGGTTGTCGTTCTTGTCGAAATACACCATGCCGACATATCCGCACTCAGGTCCGCGATAGCGCCACTGGCACATGCCAACAATCTGACGCGCCGGCACCTGCTGACCGCCGAAGTCGAGCGCCGACGACAGCGTGAACTCAACCTGCACACCGGGCTGCTCGTCGCTCTTCTGCTCGATGCGCCACTGCTCGACGGGCCATTGTTCGTTCGGATCTGCGGACGGATTGCCATCATTAAAGTTCACCGCATCGAGATACTTCACGAGCGTGCGCCGTCGGAACACCTTCGCGCCGACGAGATCGGCCAACACAACGCACAGCGCCGTGATCGTGCCGTTGATGTCGCCGACAGTCAGCGTCGGCGCGGGCTGACGAGCGTCCGACGTCCGCTCGAATCCTGCCGCCTGGATCGGCCACGGCTTGTACTCCAAGCTCTGCCACACGATTGCAGTTGATTGCAGGTGCCCGTGAAACCGCAGTACGTCGCCGCCGATGGCCGCACAGTCGACTTCGAAAAGCTCAACCATATGACCCGGCGACAGACCTTGAATATCCGATCTGAGCGACATTGCTACAGCTCCGCTGATGCAACAGACGTACCTGTTATTTGGCATGTCCACGGACCGGTATTGCTCACCGAGACACTGAGCGACGCGCCGTCAACGCTCGCGCCAGGCGAATTGAAGCCACAGTTATTAACTGCTGACGGACCGAAGCCAAACATCGGCGGTACCCTCTTTGTCATTTTGAACGGAATCGAAAACGGAAATACGTTTCCACCAAGACCGTACCCGCCCAACTGGATAAAGTACGGCGCCAAGACCTCGTAGTAGCGCTGACATGTACGCAGATCTTCGGCGAACTCGGTTCGCTCAAACGGAGTCGCAGTTGCCCCCGCCTCAAGCTGGAATCCCGTCACGGCAACCGACGCTCCGCTCGTCACGGCGCCGAACCTCATCTCAACCGCTGCACCGTTGACGGCGCCCGCAGGCATCAACGTAGTGCATTTCACGAACGTCCAGGTGTTCGGCGTGAGATTCGGCAAGGCGCTCGTCGGTCCCCAGTTGACAGCCGCGAAATTGTCGGCAGACGGCGGTGTCCCCACTGCCACTACCGGGGCCGATCCGCCGCTCGAAAACACCCATCCGCTGAATGTCACCGTCTGTGCAGCAAGGTCGCCAATGTTGCGCGATTCAATCCGCTGACCGACGGTTACTCCGGTGTTTCCCAACGTGCCGGAGATGCTCATTGCTGACGTGAAACCTTTCGGCCCGGCGATCAGGCTACTGCCGACCGCCGCGCCTGTGACCGACACATAGAATCGGTCGGCGGTGCCGTATGTGGTCGCATTTGCAGCACACGTGACCGCCCCCCGTTGGGCTACCCTCATGCTGCCATTTATTAGGCGATTCTTGCCTGCCGGCGCCCCGCCTTGAATCGATCCATCCGGAAACTGGATTCCCGCGTCCGACGGTTTGATCAGCCCCTTAACCGTCAGCGCCCCGCCCACATCGAGATCGCTGACAACAGACTCCGAAACACCAGCGGTACGGCCTCGCATCAAGGTGCGCCACGCGCTCACTCCGTCGGAATCTAGCACCGCGGCTTCGCCAGGCCCGAGCACACTCAGGGATACGGTGTCACCTGAGCCATCGTTCGGCGCAATGTTGGTCGACTTCGCCCCGACGTTGACGAGCCACACAAGCGAATCGGGCGCACACGTTGACGCATTCTTCAGCTTGACGGTCCCGCCAGCCGCGATGCTGATGCTCACGCGCTTTCCAATATGGGCATCAGTAAGCGTTTGAGACGTGAGAATATGGGGAGCCGACGTGAGTGCGACCTGGGCCTCCAATACGTCGACGTTTTCATTCACCTTCACATGGGCCACGCGATTACTATCGCCATTCGATCCTTTCGGAGGATTACCCAGCGCAATTTTTTGAAGTTGTCCCATCGTAAGTCCTACGGTGCGAAAGTCTGTTCGAACTGCGCCGTCATCGTGAATATTTCACCGTCCTTGGTGGGCTCGGTATACTTCTCGCAGACGAACAGAGCCTGCCCTCGAAGTGGCGGCGTCCAGAAAAACGACAACGCGCCGGCGTGCGCATCGAGAAACGCAAGGATCGCGAGAATCTTCTCCGCCTTCCCCACGAACCGCAGGTTGTACGCCGACTGCCGATTGTTGAGGCCATCAACTGCTCGCTGCGTGTACCCATCGCCAAACCCCGCTTTGCGCACACGCAGCGTCGTGTCGCCGCCGAAACCTTGCACGGTCGGCGACCAAATAAACGTGTCAGTCATTACCCCATCCCGTTCCTGAGTTTCCAGAGCGAACCACCTTGACGGCTCTCCGCCGCGATCAGCCCCTGCACCATCTGCGTAAGCCGCTTCACGAATTCCGCACTCGCCATCGCTTGCGACGCGTCGCCTGAACCGCCCTCGATCGTCACTGGAATACTCAACGTGACGCCGCCACCCTGACCACCAAGCGCACCGCCACCCGGCGACCCGCTACCGACGAGTCCTCCGGTCGCAAATTTCGCGAATCCGACGTCCCGGCCGCTGTTGATCGCCTCGAGCAGGCGAAGCATCCCCGGCTTGCGAACTGCGGAAGCCTTCACTACGAACTCGTTGTTCGAGAGCCATGCTGGAATACTGTCGCTAGTCGACGTGCCCGCTCCCGTAACGTGGCCGCCGGTCGCAAGATGGAAGCCGTACGCGTTACCGCCCACCGCCCCCGCGATACCATCCGACAGCCCGCCCCCAAGCCCGCCAAGCAGCGACGATGAACTGAATCCGCCTGCGGCCGATGCGCCCAGCCCGAACGCCGAGCCGAGCGCGCCGAATACCGGAGCCATCGCGGCCCGCGCAGCGAACCGCGCGAGATCCGCGATCATGCTGTTGACGAGCCCTCGGAAATCCAGCTTCCCGGTTGCCGCGAACGACGCGACCGCATCCTCCAGATTGCGGAACGAACTCGTAAATGCTTCCTCGGCCCGGCCTGCAGCGTTCTCGGCCGACTCTTGATACAGCGCCACCGCGCGGCTCGCGCCGACGCGCCAATCACGCTGCATCGCAAGCCGCTGGTCGAGATACTCCCGCTCGCGGCCGACCTGCTCTACTTCTGCACGATTGATGCGCTCGATTTCCGCCAGATACTCCGGCGACCCGAGCGTGCCGTCCTTCCGCGCGCCCTTCGTGAGATCGTCGCGCCGGCGCCGGAATTCATCACCGACGCGGCTCGTCGCCTGGTTCAGCTCGCGCGCGTTATCGCCCATCGGCATCGCGGCCAGCTCGCGCTCGACCTCGCGCTGACGTTCCGACGCGTAGTCGGCCAGCTCCGCATCGATTTGCGCGCTGCGCTCCTTCAGCTTGTTGATCGCCTCGTGATACCGAACCTCCTTTTCCAGCTGCACTGCGCGGTCGTATGCAGCGCGAATTGCAGCCTGGTCACGAATCAAACTCTTGTCGCCGTCGGTCAGCTTCGTGCGCTTCGCCGCCAGATCGGTCAGCTTCTGGTCAAAGCCGATCCGATCTTTTTCCGACTGCGTCAGCTTGTCGGTTGCAACGGCCTCGACGCGCAGCTGCGCGATGCGCTGCGCGATGTTGTCAAGCATGCGCTGGCTTTCCGGCTCGGCCCGCGACCCGCCGGACCGGCTCTTGTGCGCGAGCGCGGGCGCGTTGACGCCGATGCGCGCGACCTGGCCGGCCGATTCGGATACCGTGTCGTCGAACGCCTTTTTGCCACGCGCCGCAGCTGCCGCGAGCGCCGCATCAGCGTTGAATCCGAATTTCTCGAATTTCTTGCTGACGAGATCCGCCTGAAACTCGGCCAGCGCCGCGGCAACGACCATCTGCTGATTCATCAGCGCGAGCTCGCGCGTCAGATTGTCGATGTTCCGCCGCGCCCCGGCCTCGGCCTTCGCGTCCTTGTCCTGGATCGCTTTCTCGAGCGATTTGTACGCGTCCGCGCGCCCGGCGATCAACCCGGCCTGCCGTGCCTCCGCCGTATTCGCGCCCTTCGTTTTCGCTTCGTACTCGGCGCGTTGCTGCGCGGTCATGCCGATAACGTCGGACGCCTCTTTCAGCTTTTCGACGTACTTGTTCCAGGCCTCGGCCGCCATGCCGCCCGCGAAGAAATTGTTCTCTTCTGTGAGCAGTCGAATGCCGTCGGCCGCACCGCGCGCAGCGGCATCCATCGCAGCGAGCGTGCGCGTGCCCTTGTCCGCCGCGGCGCCGGCCGTGTCGATCGCCGACGCGGCCTGCACCAGCTCGGCGCGAAGCTCGTCGCCGCCTTTCGTCGCGTCGACGAACACGCCGACCAGCGCCGCAAGCTCTCGCGACTTCTCGTCGACGCCGAGATTTTCGGTCTTGATCCGGTTCAGCCCTTCGATGAACCGATCGAGTGCGACCTGGTTCTCGTCTGTGATGATCGGCGCACTGTCGCCAATCCCTGGCACGATGACGCTCTGCGACGCCCGCGCCGCAAGACCGCTGTATGCGTCCGACATGTCACTGCGTGCCGACGTCTGCGCCTGCTTCGCACGATTGCGCTCGACCTCCTGCAACAGCGGCGACAGCTGCCGATACTTCTCGATGATCTGGTCGAGCGGCGCTTGCATGTCGAGCAGGCTCGACGTTGCGCTACTGGCGTGATCGCGGAATACGAGCCAGTTCACCGCGGCGCCGAGCGCCACCGTCCCGACCGTCGCGATGATGCCCGGCAGGCCGCCCATCACCGACAGCATTCCAGACCCAACCGTGCGCAACAGCGAGCCCGCGCGCGCCGCGGCAGTTTGCGCCACTGCCGCACGCTCCGTTGCCGCGGCCAAGCCGGCCGTCGCCGCCGTCGCCCCGCGCTCGGCCCGCTCGCGGGCCAGCGTCGCCGCCGCGACCTCGCGCTCGGCAATCGCGAGCCCTTTCTCGGTTTCGGCCAATGCAGCCGCGTAACGCGTCTGGTCCACCGTCCCCTTGGCCGCCGCAGCCTCCAGTGCCACGCGACGCTGCTGCGCCAGCGCAAGCGATGCCTCGGCCCGCTCCAGCTCGCCCTGCGCCGCCGCCGTCTCGCGCGCGATTACCGCCGCGTACGGCGTGCCCGCGATCCGCGTGCCGATCTCCTGACTGTTCGCCAGATTCGACCGCGCGGTCGCAACCTGCGCCACCGCGCTCGCCTCGATCGCACGCGCCTCGGCGAGCTTCGCCTGCGTGTACTGGATCGAGCCCGCCGTCAGCGCCGACTGCATCGCGAGGCTTTCGCGCATCGCACGCATGCCGGCCAGTTCAGCCGCCGCGGCGACCTCGGCCGCCTGCGCGTTCTGCAGCTTCGCCGTCGCGGCGTCGCGATCGCTTTGCGCCTTCGTGATCGTCACGAGCGCAGCCGCGTTTTCCGCCTGCGCTTTGGCGAGCAGCGCCTGCCGCTCGGCGTTCCACGCGATCGCCGATTTGCTGACAGCCAAAGTGGTCTGCGCGAAATAGACCCCAAGCCGACCGGCCGCGAGCGACGCGCTGATCGTCACGATCTCGTCGAGGTGCTCGGCAACGTAGACCACGCCCTGCGCTAGCTTCGCGCTCGCGCCCGTCGCCTCATTCGCGTGCCCGACGTACGCGATGATTTCCGTTTGCAGGCGCGTCATCGCCTGCCCGACGGTCATGTCGACCTTTCCGAACAGAGCGTCGGTGCTCGAACCGGCGTTCTTGAGCGCGTCGATCAGGTTCTCGACGGTCAGCTTGCCGTCCTCGGCCAACGCCTTCAGCTCGGACGTGCCCTTGCCCATGCCGCGCGCGATCGCATCGGCAACGCCCGGCAGCTCTTCGAGGACACTTTTCAGATCCTGCCCGCGCAGCTGGCCCGACGCGAACGCCTGACCGAGTTGCACGATACCGAGGCGAGCCGTGTCCGCCGACACGCCTGACAGCGCGACCGCCTTACTGATGGTTTCGACCAGCGGGCCGACCTGCTTAATCGACAGGCCCAGGTGCGACGTGTTGTTCGCGATTCGCTGATACAGCTCGGCCGTCGCGTCGAGCGGCTGCCTCGTTGCCTGCGCGATCCGGAGCACGTCGTTTTGCGCGACCGCGAAATCAATCTGATCCCGCGTAACGATCTTGAGCCGGTTGCTCAGGTTCGTCCACTCGTCGGCATACTCGATCAACTGGTGCACGCCGAACGCCGCCGCGGCCGCCTCCGCATACCCCCGGATCGACCCGCGCGCAGCCTCGATCGCGCGCACCGTAACCTGTACGCTCGCAGCATTCGACGCGAATGCCGCGTCTGCGGCCCGGCCCCCATCCCGAACCGCATTGAAATAGCCGCCGGCCGTCGAGGCCAGTCCGCGCATACGCCGATCGTATTCGGTCGTGTTCGCGGTAACGCTGACGATCAGCTCGCGCAGACTCGTTGCCATCTATTTTTCCGCCTACTCTGCCAAATCCATTAGGGCTGCGAAAAATGGATCGTCCGCAGCCTCCTGATCTTCCGCCGACTCACCGCTCCAGCTCGGCATCATGTCGGCAATCTTGACTTTCGCGCCTTGAGCCTGAAACACCGCAGACGAAACCATCGCGGCATGCAGGTCGTAGCGGTCGTCACTGATTGGAGACTCCGAATCAAAAACCTTCCACAATTCGAATTCCCCCGATGACATTTGCGCGCGCAACTCGGCAAGCGTCTTGCTGAGCCGCAGCGCCAACGTCATTTCGAGTCGGAGTTCGGGATTTCGGCGGAAGGGTTTTTTCCATCACCGTCCGCATCGACTTCGCGGCGGCTGAGTGCGAGCGCCTTGGTAATCACGCGATCGTGCGCGGCGCTGAATGCACGCGCAACAGCATTCACGTCGCCGTCTTCGAACTGGCGCTGCCAGCCGTCGAACGTCTCGACGAACAGCACGCGAACGAACAACCGCGCATATGCCTGCTTATGCACATCGGCGCCGACCTGTGCATACTTCGCGCGGGCAGAATCCTCGTCGTCGCCCGGCTCGACGCCGGCAGCGAGACGCAGAGGTTCGAGCCAGAATGCACGGTCTTCGAGCAACGGCTCACGCACCGCGACGGTTTCGCCGCCCCACTCCGGTATCGAAATCAGCTCATGCTGCCAGCCGGCGAGCGGATTGAGAATCGCGGCACGCAACGATGCGGCCTTCGTAGCTTTTTCAGTCATGCTTTCTCCCCTTTACTCGGTCGAGCGATTAGCCTGCCGGAACCGGCGGAACGCGCTTCGGCTTGCCGCTGACGCGCACGCTGTAGTTCGACGTAACCAGACCATCAACCTGCGCGCCCCACGAAAACTGACGGACCATGCCGATGAACAGGAATTGCCAGCCATTGGCGAACGTCACACGGAACACGTGCTTTTCCTTCGTCGAGTGCGCATCGAACAGGAGCGATTGCCCGTCGTCGTCCGGCGCATAGTTGCCCTCGACGGAGAATTCACCGGGATCGGCCAGGCCGAGCTCGGTTTCTTTTTCGTCGCTGGCGAACGTCGTCGCGTCGATTTCTGCCGATTGGCCGCCCTGCCACTGGACCTGCTTCGTCGTCGTGTTCAGATCGACGAAAATCAGCGTTTTGTCGTCGTAATCCGTCGAAGCGGTTTTCGACACCTCGACCTTCGTGCCCTGCACCTTGGTGCGCTTGCTTTTCTCAGCCATATGCCCCTCAAATGAAAAAGGCCCGCGCTCGGCGGGCCGTACACACACATCGGATTTCGTCAGAACTGCACGGAGATTTCGAGGCTCACCCGGAAATCCCCGGAATCGTTCGAATAGTCGTCGGGCAACTCGTCGACCCCGCCGACAGAGAACTCGCCGCGCGACGATGCCCGTTCGATCACCTGGTCGGCGAGCGCGTCCGCCTCGGTATAGGTGCTCGCGTAGATGTCGATCTGAAATGCCCCGGACTTGCCGCCCGTCACCCCGCCCAGCGCCATATCGCGCGCGCCGCTCACTCGCGACACAACGTAATACGGCGACTTCGCCTTGTCCGGCGCGACAGTGATATACCCCTTTGCCGCTCCAACCGTCCCAATCGCATTGCGGATAATCACAGTGCTCACACACCACCCCCGATCACCGAATCGATTGCGCGGGCAATCTCGGTTCTAATCGCGCCTTCGGCCTGAGCGATCGACGCATCGAACGCCGGCCGCATGAACGGTTCTGCCTTCATGTGCTGCGTGCCGAGCTCAACGAAGCGCCAGTAATACGCGTTGGTCGTCGAATCCGCCTTACCTTTCGACCGAACGCGCACGCCGGCCGTCGCTAAGCCCGGCGCGTCTTTCTGCCGAAGTGCCGCAGAGACGATATTGCGGCGCAGCTTCCCTGTTTTCTTCGGCGCCCGCGCGCGGGCCTCGTCTCGGATCACCTTCGCCCCGGCCACCGTCGCGCGCCGCAACGCCTTCGTCGACTGCGCTTTCGCCAGCTTCTCGAAATCGGCACGCAAGTCAGCCAGCCCCAGAATTTGCACGCTAGACATACTTTTCCCCCACCTTCACCGACAGGTCGAGATACCCGCGCTTGCGCGACGGAAGTACCGCCGTAATGTCGTACAGCCTGCCGTCGTAACGCACGCGCATCTGCTCATCGATACCGGCGCGATAGCGAATGCGCATGCTGGCAAGCGCAGCACCACGAACAGCGCCGGAAACCACGTGCTCTTTCCCGTTGAGAAAAAGCACATCCGCCCAAGGCTTCGAATGCTCAACCCACGCATCCGGCAATGGCTCGTCGTTCTCGTTTACTGCACCGCTTCGGCGCTCGATCACGATTCGCTCGTTCCGTTTTCCCGCACGCATACTGTCCTCGCTAAATGCTGACGATCGCGTGACGCGCGATGAGTCGGTTCGTGAAATCCTCGCTAAGGGAACTGACCGTGCCATCGAGCTCCGATTCGCGATGCGCGGACAACGTGCCGAGTTGCAGCAACATCCACGCAACCAGGGATTCGGGCACGGCATCCGGCGATTCGAATGCACCACAACGAAACCGCACCTGCACGTCCTCGCCGTACGGGAACGACTTCCGGGCAACGAGATACGCCCGATCCATCACGCGGTATGCCGCCGGCGGCAACACCTGCCGCGCGCCGGCCTCGTCCGTATACGACACGTCAACGATCTCAATTACGTCGTTCCACAGCAGAACCCGATCCGGCGGAAACGAATCAACGCGAACCCGACACTCTTGCGGCAGAAGCGGGCGGGACAGCGCACCCTCGAGCGCTTCGCGCGCGGCGACGATATTTCCCTTCAGCAGAACGTCCTCGTCGTCGCCATCAATGCGGCAGTGCTCGCGCGCCAGGTCGAGCGTGATCGCTTCCTCGGCGGGCCGCTTCATCACGTCGACGCGGCCCGCCGCGACACGCAGCGGATATGCCAACTGGTCGGCCATCTATTCCTCACGTCGAATGTTCGGCCGCCACTATGTGGCGGCCCCGTTCATCAGCCCTGCGGCGCCGCGGGCTGGCCCATCTTCAGCGCCTTCACGGCACCGCCGATGTCGATCAGGTTGCCGCCCTGGCGGTTGAAGCCGACGAAACCGACCTGACCCTTCAGCGTGTAGCGCGAGTCCGTCATGCGGAACATCGTGAGATCCATCACTTCACGCACGATGTATTCGGAGTGGTCACCGAACGTCAGCGGCTTGGCACCTGCCTCGGGCACGTCGTATTCCTGCACGATCGTTACCGGCCGGCCGAGCAGACGATCCGGCGCGCCACCCGGATTGCCCTGCTCGTAGCCCGGCACGAAAATCGGTCGCCCCTGCCCGTCCTTGATCTTGCGAACGACCTTCAGCATCTGATCGTGCATGGCATACCCGCAACTCGGACGCACGCGATATGCCGGATCGACGCTGTGCTCGAGGTCGATCAGGTCGTCGTAGTTGATCAGGCTCGGCGATGCCACGGTAACGCCCGTGCCGACCGCCGTCAGCAGCCCGACCGGCTGCTTATTTCCGGTGCCCTTCGCGTGGTGCCGCGCAGTGATCCGGCCGATGCGCGTCGACAGCAGACGGATGATGTAGCTTTCGAGGTCAAACATGCTGTCCTGCAGCAGCTCCATCGACAGCGCGATCGACTTCGACGAGTAGCGGAACGCCTCGAGCGACTTCGCGACGAACTTCGTGTCGCTGTCGCTCGTTTCCTCGTTTTCGGCGACGATCTCGCCCTCTTCCGTCGTCGCGTCCGTACCCGGGAACGTCATCGACGCGCCGGTACCGGTCGACAGTACGGTCGCGATCGAGCGGAGACCGCCGAATGCCTTCAATGCTTCGGACAGCCTGCGGTAGAACTCCGGTGCGACGGTGTAGCCGCCGGCCGCCGGGTCACCGGTCGACATGGCGTTCTGGATTTCCGGCGTCTGACGAGCGAGCATGCGCGCACGGTCCTCGTCGGTCAGAGCCAGCACGCCGCGGCGCAGGAACGAACGGATCGCACGCGACTCGCCTTCGTGCGCGCCCGGCGTCTTGACGTGCGCGTTGATCAGCCCCTCGGGATTGCCGGCGAGCGCTTCTTCTGCGAGCCGGTTCATCAGCCCTTCATGGCGCTTGATCTCGGCGCCTACGCGGTCCATTTCAGCGAGGCCTTCGTCGTACGCCTTTTGCTGTTCGGCGCCCCACTTTTCGCCCTGGTTGTTCTCGAGCAACGCGTTCAGATTTTTCGCGAGTGCGTCGCGACGCTCCCGCAGTGCTTGAATTGCAATAGCCATACAGTCTCCATCGACAGAAAAAGAAAGGGCCACCCGTAGGCAGCCCTTTGAATCGACGCGGGAACGCGTCACGAACGTTGTGCAAGCTCCAACCGGCGGCGCATCGCCTCGATATCCGGCGCGTCGACCGACGCTTGCGGAATCGGCTTCGATTCCGAAGGCTTCGGCTTCGGCTCCGGTGCCGGCGGCTCCGGCGGGGCGAATGCGACAGGACCACGCGGCGGCGTCTGCGCACGCGTCGCGTTCGGCGCGCGGTCATACGCCGAGAGATTCCACGCTGAAGCCTGTGCATCCGCACCAGCACCCGCGAGCCGATCAGCAAAGCCGCGTTGTACGGCTTCATCGGATGACATCCACGTTTCGGCAGCCATCCATGCAGAAATATCGTCCTCACTTTGCCCCGTCTCCTTCGCGTAGGTTCGCACCAACGAAGCGTCGACAGCGTCGAGCAGCTTCGCCGATTCGCGCAGATCGTCCGCGTTACCCATCGCGAACGTCCACGCGTTATGGATCATCACGAACGCACCATCCGTGATCTCGACCTCGTCGGCCGCAAGCATCACGAAGCTGGCCGCGCTCGCCGCAACGCCGTCGACATGTGCAATCACCCGTGCGGAATGCCCGCGAAGTGCCGTTTCCATCGCACGCGCCGCAAACACGTCGCCACCCGGGCTGTTAATCCGAAGGTGAATCGTGTCCGCCGTAATCCCAGCGAGCGCCTGCACGAACGCCTGCGCCGATACGCCGCCCCACCAATCGTCGGTCACGATCACGTCGTAGAGGTAGACAGTCGCAACCGAGCCGTCGTCGCTCGCCTTCACGCTGAAGGCGCGCGGCGCCGCGCGGTTGTCATTCAGCAGCTGGAGGATTCGGTTTCGTCGCATCTTTGGTCCCTGAATTGAGTTTGTTGCCGTCCGGCACCGGCGGCATGTTGAACCGTCGCCGCACGTCGTTTTGCGACATCCACCCGGGCTCGCCTGCTCTGCCGAGCGCGATACGGAACGCCTCGAACATCGCTTTCGTGTCGCCGAGCTCGAGCGCCGTGTAATCGTGCTGTATCGAGCGTTTCTGCTTGCGCACGACCTTGCGGCCGATTTCTTGCGCAATCTTTGTCAGGTGTCGGCCGAGCGTGTATTTCACGAAATGCTTCGCGAGCTGCTCGGCCGTCGTCCCGATCGTCGTACCCTTGTCGCTCCGCCCGATCATGTGCGGCATCACGCCGAACACCGAGCAAATGTCGTCGTCGGTCAGCTTGCGGTTTTCAATCAACTGCACGTCAGCAGCGGACATCGTGATTTGTTTGATGTCCATCCCCCCGCCCAGCACGATCGGCGCCGTGCTGTTGTGCAAACCGCTGTATCGCTGCAACCATTGCTTACGCAATTGCGCGATGTCGCCCTCGTCGAGCTTCTTATCGGCGCGGATAACCAAGTCAGGGCGCAGGTTCTCGGACAGCATCGAATCGATCAACTGGCCGGCTGATGACGATACATTGACCGGACCACGCAACGCGCTGCGAATTTGCGACATGCCGCGCCGGCCATCGAAGCCGGGCCCAGGAACGTGAATCATGTCGTCCTGATCAACCGTCTCGACAGCATGCGTTGCCGGATCGACGTAGCTGTACACCAACCGATCGTCGACGAGATCAGGCCAAACGGACAGCGGATGCAAAGGCTCGATTGACTCAATTTTCGGCGACCAGGGCGTGACGCGATGAATCCGCGACATCAAGTCGCCGTGCAGCAACAACCCCTGCACACCGAACTCCCAACCGACGGCCGCCGACCATCGCGGATGCATTTCTTCGTTCAGCAGCTCCCAATACTCCGATTCGACCGGGAGCACGCCATCCGCGCCGCGCATGTATTCGACGAGCGGAGTGGCCGCGATCGCGCCACCGATAAGCGACACGCACGAATACACCGCCGCAACGCTCATCGCACCGCGCTCGCTCACCGCCCTGCCCGGCGTCTGCAACCCCGTCATCCAGTCAAACGCATCCGTCCCGGGCACAATATCGCTCGTCGACACGACGGTCGCCTGCGCCTTGGCCGACTGCCTTTCCGCGTTCCACTGATTCAAGATGCGTGACCCGCTCGCGTTCGCTCGCGGTGCACCGTTCGTTGCGTTCGTCATAGGATGTAGATTTCCGGAGCGGATTCGGGCTGATACGTAACCGCCCGAGTCGTCGCCATACACGCGGCGACGATCGGATCGATGCGCCCGTTGGGCCGCGACTTCTTCTTGTCGGGCCGGATGTTGTCATTCGAATCAAGCATCAGCGTCACGTTGCTCGCGCACCAACGCATTACCGGATTTCCACCGTGCCGCATGCTGCTGCCATACACCAGACGTTCGAGTTGCTTCGCCCCAGGTGACAGCCCTGACATGTTCTGCTGCACCTGGACCATCGGGATATCTGCCTCGAGCAATTCGTTTACGATCTGCGTTGCATTCCACGGATCGAACGCGATATCCTGCACCTCGAATTTCCGACAAGCACCGATGATCGTGTCTCGAATAATCGAGTAGTCAGTTACCGCACCGGGCGTAACTGTCAGCCATCCAAGCTCGGCCCATTTTTTGTAGGGCGCCGCGTCGCTACCCTCCTGCGTATTGACCTTCGCCTCGGGCGCGAAGATGTGCGCGACGTAGTACCACTCGCCGTCTGCGCCCAGCTCTTCAACGATATCTCCATCGTCGTCGTACGGAGGAAAAACGAGCACGAACGCGCTCAGATCCTGCGTACTCGCCAGATCGAGCCCACCGAAACACCGCCGGCCTGCGAGAATCGCCGGATCGAACGGCGCGCCGCATCGGTCCCACACCTGCATGTCGAACCAGCTCAACGCCCCGTTAACCCAGACGTTCAGGTCTTTGGTAAGGAAGTTCGCTTTGGCACTAGGCAGCTCTGCGGCCTTCGTTGCCTGCGCACGCATGTACTCGACCGTTTTCGCACTACCAAGGCTCGGGTTCGCCTTGATCCATGCCGCCGGATCGAACGGATCGTCGTCGTCGTCGAGCGTGTAGATGTAGCCAAAGAAACTGTCGTCGAGCTTTTCGCCTCGCAGAATCATGACGAGATAGCCGCGAATCTCCGTGCAGATCCCGTCGAGGATGTAGCCGGCCGTAGTGATAGCCGAGATCAGAGGCTGAAGCCGCGCGCCGAGCGCCGACTCCATCACGTCCCACACTTCACGCGTCTTATGCGCGTGCAGCTCGTCGACCATACAGACCGAAGGGTTCAAACCGTCGAGCGATTCCGCGTTCGCCGGCAGCGGCTTAAATACGCTGCTTCCGAACACGATCCGCTCTTGGTTCGTACCGTCGTACACCTTGATCGACCGCGCGAGCCGTTTCGATCGACGACACCGGCGACGGTAGTTGTCGAGCGCCGGCTTGAACACGCTCATCGCCTGTTCGCGCGTCGTCGCAATCGTGTACACCTCCGCGCCCTGCTCACCGTCCATCAGAAACAGATAATCGCCCTGGCCGGCCTTCCACGTCGACTTGCCGTTCTTGCGCGCAACCTCCTCGTATCCGGTGCGAAACCGGCGCAGCCCAGTGTCGACGCGACGCCATCCGTACATGACCGCGGTCCAAAACCGCTGCCACGGATCGAGCACCAGCGCCTGACCAGCCAGAGCGCCCTTGATGTGCAGGAATTGCTTCTCGATCCAATCAACAATGTGCGCTGCATGCGGCGCACTGAACACGATGCCGCGCGCTCGGCCAGCGATCAGATCGTCGTAATGACGCTTGACCGCAAGAAACACGAACTCACCGACGACGATCTCGCCGCGCAACACCGGCAGGCCATAGTCGACGTCCCACCGATGCCGGACGGCCGGCGTCAGGCGGGCAAGCTCGTCGGCCTCGAGCGCGCGTGGTCGAGCAGCTGGTCGAACAGATCGTCCTGCGGATTCGGATCTTCCATCTTCGATTTCGCGATCAACATCGAAGGCGTCGTCAGGCAGGCTTCCGGTAGACACTTGAGCAGCCCCTCTTTCAGCGACTTCGCCGCGTAATAGAGTTGATGCGGCTGCGTATGACCGTTCGGCGTCTGCACCATGAACGATCCGTGATTGATTTTTTCGAAGTCGCGCAGCTGCAGCTCGACCTTCACCCACCGGACGAAGTCAATGCAGACGATCGACAGCGCGACGCCAGCAGTGCGATGCGGCACGCCCTCCGCACGCAGCGCGAGGCAGAGGTAATCCCAAACCTTGCGGTGCGCGGACTCGAAATGCACCCCGGGCGGCGGCGGAGGCGATTCGATCGCCTTTCCAACGCCGCCGCCCGACGCGCGCGACTCGTCGGCATCGCCGACGTCGGCAAACGGTTGATTCGGACTCATGTGAGGCTTCCCGTAAGCGAGCCGACGAAAAACTCATCTCGCGTTGCGCGATCGGCTCTATGGGGCGGCTGTCTTAACCCCCCCCCTCTTCAAAAAGTGGTCCGCGAAAAAATGCGGCTGAACGTTCGGTCCCAGGCACGGGCCGAAAAAATTAAAACTACCCCCCCTCGGTTCGAGGCGGGGGTCAGCGGCGACCCCGACCACGCGCAGCCTCCGCCGCGGTCTTCGCGTCATGACACGGCTTGCAGATTGACTGCAGGTTCGCGTGCTCGTCAGTTCCGCCCTCCGCCTTCGATACGATGTGGTCGACCGCGACGGCCCGAGCGATCCGGCCTTTCTTCCGACATGGCACACAGAGGCCGTTGTCGCGAGCGAGGACTTCGCGGCGAAGTTTGGTCCAAGCCGTTCCATATCCACGTGCATGGCGAGAACCACGCAACCGATCTGACTGCCAGCCTACCGCCTCGCTCACATGCTCGGCGCAGTAGCCAGGTGTCGCGACAAGTCGACCGCATCCGTAGTGCCGGCACTGAGTCGGCGCTTTCTTTGGCACGGTAGAATCTCCATCCAACCAACAAACGGGGCCAACAGTGGACCAAGAAGAAATCAATCGCAAAGTCAGCCAGCAGCACTTTGAGTTCGATCGTCAGATCGATCAACTTGCCGGCGAAGCTATGGCAATCCGCGCAGTAGTGAATCTGCTTGCCAAAGCTAACGAGGACAACCCCACTTTCGCGGCGCTTGCACTCATGCTGCAAAACCAGCCGTTCCCTACGCCGGAAGAAGGAATGAACCGCGATAGGATCATCACGGCCTACTACGAGGGGCTGGCGGCAGTCCTGCCGGAAAAGCTGCGTAAGAACAAGTCGTAAGCCAATGCAAAAAGCCCTGAGGCTTTCGCACTCAGGGCTTCGCGATTCTTCCGGGCGAGCAGCGGTCCGGCAAAGGCCGCACGCACTCGGTAAAACTCACCGGATCAAATTGTGGAACGAAGTGTAGAACAGCTATTTCGATTCCGCAACACCTTCCGCAATCTTATCGATGATGGTCTGCACTGAGACGTAACGCGGAGGCGATTGCACCAGCTTCTCTTCCACGGCTCGTTTCGCATGGGCCAGTGCGAAATCGAAGATCGTCGTCGGCCGTACCTTAAGCCCGAGCCGCCGGCATATCACGAACGGCGGCTTACGCCAGACGTAGTGCATCTGCAGCAGCTTGCGATCCATCGGCATCAGCTTACGCACCGCGACCTCGACCTTGTTCGCGTCCTCGAGATCAAGCGTCGAATCGATCGAACGCCCGCCGACCGAGGGAAAGTAGATGCTCGCGACAAGAGAATCACTACCGCCCTCACCGCCGCCGTTCCGTTGCGCACGCGCCCAATTTTCCAATCGTTTTTCAATCGACATCGTTCCCCCGCTTCAATTTTCATAAAGACCGACGTGCAGCCGGCAATAACCGCGACGCGTCGAGCCCGCGCCGAGAATGGACGTTGCGACGTTGGGGCATCGCGTGCTGTCGTCGTCGACGTGTGCACAGCATCGATCGTCTACCGCTTGCTGTTTCGCAGGCTGCTGTTCGCGCCTCAACGACTGGTTTCGCTTCGCACGCAACTGATCCCAATTCTTTCGGAGGCGCGCCGGCGAGCGAATTACGGTGCACCAGAACCCGTCCTGCAAAGCCCACGTCCACAGCTTTACGATTTGCTTCGGCTCGAACCCGTCGGCCAGCATGCCGTCGACATCCGATGCCCATTCGCGAAGACTCGGCTCGCTCGCACCCGGATCGCTGTCGCGAAGCCGTCGGGCCATCCATGCCGCGAGCGCCGCGAAGCCCTCTTGACGATTTCCCTCTCTGTCTGTACCCTCGCCCCCCGGGTATACCGACGACGTTTGAGAGAGAGACAAGGCTTCGTAATTTCTGTTTGTTGGGTTGTTAGTTGGAACGTGGTTCCTGTAACTCCCCGAATCACCTTCCGAATCGCCAGTTTCCTGTGCGCCACATGAACCACATTCCGCCAACTCACCCGAGTTACCGGAACGTTGTTCCTCGAACTCCCCCGAATCACCTGAACGTTGTTCCGACTCGTCGAAACGTGCGCCTGCAATATCGAGGCTCAGATCGTCACGCGCGCGCCGCGCGACGTCCTCCGGCACCGTAAGACGGTAGTGACCGTGCGCCCACTTTCTCCCGCTCTTCCGCGACTTCCATCGCCTGATCCATCCCGCCTGCTCCGCCACACCGAGATGCTTCGACACCGCACGCGCCGTCAACGTCGCTCGCCCGGCAATTTCATCGATCGACGGCCAGCAAGTGTCGTCGATCGAATTGGCATACTCGGCAATGACGAACAGGACGAGCTTCGTCGTGCCTGGCAAATCGCTCGCAGTCATTGCGCGACGCCAGGTGAATGATGTTGGCACTCCCGCCATTAATACGCCCCTGTAGGTTCTGCAAAATTCTCGAATCTCGCTAATTCATTTCGGAATGCCAATCTCACCGTAGCAAGTGGTCCATTCCGCTGCTTCGCGATAATTAGCTCTGCGGTTCCCCGGTCCGCGCTATCCGGGTTGTACACCTCGTCTCGGTAAATAAACTGAATAACGTCAGCGTCCTGCTCGATTGCACCGGACTCGCGAAGGTCCGACATCATCGGCCGCTTGTTTGGTCGCTGCTCGAGCCCGCGATTTAGCTGCGACAGCGCCATTACGGGCGCGTCGAATTCTTTGGCCGTCTTTTTCAACTCGCGCGATATCTGCGATACCTCACTTGTCCGGTTTTCGCCCGATCCGCCGTCCCCGGACATCAACTGCAGATAATCGACAATGATCAACCCGAGCTTTTTGCCGATTTGCCGCTGCAGGCGACGCAGTTTCGCCTTGAACTGCAGTGGTGTGATCGACGAGCTATCGAGCACATACACTGGTGCGTCGACCAAGATCTGCGTTCCGTGCGTCAACCTCGACCAGTCATCGTCTCGGAGACTCGCCGTTCGCAGCTTGTGCTGATTAATGCGAGACGTCCCGGCCAGCATCCGCGTCGCAAGCTGTTCGCCCGGCATTTCTAGCGACAGCACAGCAACAGGCAGGCCCAGCTCGACCGCGACGTGTTCGGCGATGTTCATCGCGAGCGAAGTCTTTCCCATTGACGGGCGACCAGCGACGATGATCAGCTCACCGCCATGCATTCCGTCGGTATGACGATCAAGGTCAATAAACCCTGTCGCGGCGCCGCCGATTTGCGCGGCGCCGCCAGCGTGATAGCGTTCGTCGATCTGCTGAATTACGGATGTCAGCGCAGCTGAGATCGGGCGAAATTCGTCGTCGGCCGAACTACTCGTATCCGCGATCTTTAGCAGCTCGCCCTGCACAAGATCCAACAATTCAACGGGCGATTTGCCACCGGGCTTCAACACGGCATCGCGCAGCCGTTCGGACACACGCAGCATCCGTCTCGAAATCGAGCGATTGCGGACTATCTCGGCGTAATGCCGAACACCCGCTGCGCTCGGCGTTGCGTGCACCAGGTCATTCAAGAATGCGAGCGGCTGATCGACCTTCGCATCGACAGCATGCAGTCGCTCAAACACCGTCACAACATCCGCGATTGCACCGCGTTGAATTAACTCGCGAATCGCCTTGAACACGAGCGCATGCTCACCGACCGTGAAATCCACCTCGGAGACGATGCCCGCAATTTCTTCGAGCGCGCCGTTATCGAGCAACAGTGCGCCGAGGATGCTTTGTTCGGCTTCGGGCGCCGACGTACGAGCGTGCGCATCCAATGGGTCGTGTGCGCCCATTTGGAAAACCTCCGGGAATTTGTTGATTACGAACCGCGGCGGCGCCGGGAATGATTCGCCGCGTTCTTTGCGATTGCGATGGTTTGCTCGATTTGCTGTTGCGCCGCTCGCCCGGACCGTTCAATCGCCTCGGCCTCTCGCCGGTCGATCACACCGTCATCCGACGCGCGCCGAACATCTTCAGCGAGGCTGCCCGCCTTCGCGCTGACCGTAAGCGCCGAGTCGAGCAGTGCACGTACGCTGTCGGTGCCAGTTGCCGTCGGCGTCTCCGCCGAAATGAGGCCGAACCGAGCGTTGAACGCATGCACCGCGTCGAGCGCATGCGGCTGGTTTTTGTCGAGCATCCACTCGATCAGAAGCTCGAACATTTCCCCGGAGAGGCGGGTGTCGCATGCCTCACGCAACCTGAGACGAAGCGATTCGCCGGTAATGCGGATGCCGCGCCGATCCGTCAAATAGCGAGCGGCATCCTCGACCTTGCCCGGCGTCTTCAACACCGACGCGTAGAGCACGTCAATCCACGCCGTTTGGCTGTTTTGGTGAGTCACAATTTCCCCTTGAATTTCACCGAATTTCATCCTGTTAACGTGCTGGCGTTTTCGAGAGAATTGCCCCATCGCCAAACGGAGCACCATCATGAAAATGCAGAAATTCAGAATTCAGCACGCAACAGCGACGCCGAAACCACAACTCAAACGACACATGCGCGACGCGATCCAGCGCGCCCTGAACGAGTCGAAGGTCGCAAATTCGTTTGCTGCATTTATGCGGCAGGCCTGCGACGCACCCCCGGCCGAACTCGCACACGATCACGTGACGGACACCCGTGCATGCCGGCCTGATCCGAGCAATCGCACGGACCCAGGCCAACAAGAACGTCCGGCCGTGCAACAGAAATGAACTGCATCCGCGGCTTCGGGATACCGTTCCGCCGCCACTGAGACACGGCAGCGTCGTCAATCTCGAAGAGATCAGCGACAGCCCCGGTCCCGCCCAATCGATCGATGATTTCGCTCGCGTATGCGATGCGCAGGTCGTTTTCCATGGACGGAATTTAAGCACACTTAATTTCAAAAGTGAAGTGCTCTTACTCGCCAAGGTTTAGCCTGCTGAAATGAACGACCTAGACACCTTCGTAGGACGACTCAGGTACGCCAAGGAACTTCGCGAGGCGGAATTGGGATCGTCAATCGACGATAAGGAAATCGCCGCGAAAGCTGGGGTTTCCCCGTCAGCTGTTTCGCAATGGACGAGCGGCAAAGTCAACGTGGAGAACCTGAAGGCTGCGCCCGTGTTCAGGGTCGCGCGCTTTCTTCGTGTTAGGCCAGAATGGCTTTGGGAGAAGCGCGGGCCAATGAAGGACGCTCAGGACGACCTGCCGCAAGAGGCGCAGGCGTTTTATGCAGACTTGAAACGCGCGATCGCGCTCGGCATGACCGAACTGGCGCTAACCGCTGTACATGGCCCACTGAAAGCGGTTCTCGCTATGCATGAGCGGGCTCGCGGCGACCTACTCGATTTGAATGCGCCGACCCCACCAAGCGGCCCAGGTTCCAGTCGAAAACCGCCGCGCACCTGAATACACCTACGCGGTCGTGCCCCGCTGCGTAGCCCTCCACCGGCATGCCCAATAGCTCGACATCCCAATCGTAGTCGGGTGTCGCATGCGGCCCCATCACTCGTACCATCAGCCCGATATGTGCCGCGTTCGCACATCGGGCAATCACGGCCAGATCCCCCGGATTAATACGGCCCCCGCCCTTCCCTTCGTCACCAATCATCGAAGCGCACCCTCAGTCTTTTTCTACAAACGGCTTTCAATACTGTATGCATAAACAGTATGCCCGCACTAGAGATCGCGCGTCAACTTAAGCACGCTAAATTTTCTTTGCCTCATTGAATTAAGTGTGCTTAAATTCGCTTGGCTGCGGCGCCGTTGCCGCGCACGTACTAGGCGAGGTTCCGATGCTCAACATCCTGATCCAATGCAGCGAATTCACGCGGCTTAAATCGCGCTCGTTGCAGGCGCGCGACTGGCACCCGCTCGTCGCGCTCGTCGTGCTTTACCTGATCGCCAGCGCGATCGCCCCGGCGTTCGGCATTTGAGGTGCGCATGAACAAGCCCATGCCCCTCTGGAAAATCGTGCTGCTCTGGCTGGTAATCGGTATCGGCTGCGTCGCGTGGACGTACAGCGACGAAACGCCGGACGCATCGCGCGCCAGCACCTACAGCGCGTGAGCCGGCCATGCAGAAAGATCACCTGCCAACCCATCTGCTGCGCGTCGAGTGGCAACTCCTGCACATGCGCGGCGATTTCGAGACCGCGATCCAGCGCGCCAGCGTGCGTGACGCGCTTGAGTCGTCTGCCCGAGCACGCGAGACGCGCGAGCAACGACGCGCAGCTGCTCGCGCCGACATCAAGCGCCTGCAGGCGGGCGACGCGGAGGATTAACCGATGCCGCGCTGCCACGTTCGCTGCACACATTGCGCCGCGCGCCGCTGCCTGCGACGCCACCCTGACCGATACACGCGCCTGCCGGCATGCCGTACCTGCAACCGCAGGAACTACCGCGTTGACCGCTGGATGAATCGCAGGAACACGACGCGCATGCGGTGCGACTGCGCCGGCTACTGGTTCCCGCACCGGCGCGGATCCCTTTTTTGCTGGCATCGGGCCGACGGCTCGAACCGCTATCCCGGCGATACCGATTTCGCCGATCGCAATTACGACGGCCTCGCGGCCTGACTTCACCTGAGAGGTAATCGCATGTCCCTGTTCACGTCACTGCACGAGCTCGCACAAACCACGAGCATCAACATCCTGATCACAGCGGAAGGCGCCGAAAACCTGCGCGTCAACGTTACACCGATGCCGAATGGCAAGGGCGAAAAGCAGCGCTGGCCGCTGTCGCTCGTCGCAACGCCGGCGGAACTCGACGCCGAATTCGCGGCCGCGGTCGAACTGTACGAACCCGGCGCGACGTCGCTGCTCGACCAGGCGCGCGCGTGCGCCGCGGCGAACAAATCCGATTCCACTCCGGCCCTCCCCGCCCCGAGCACCAGCCAATCGGCACTCCCTGCCCCGCGACGCGGGCGCGGCCGACCGCCGAAGGCTGCAACGGCCGGCGACGCCAACTCCCCGCCCGCTGACGATGGTGCGAACGCAAACGTGGCCGACCCGCGCCAGATGCGCATCGACGATTCCGGCCAACCGAGCGCAGACAACGAGACGCCGGCCGCAGAAACGCCGGCAATCACCGAACCCGCGACCGCGGCGCAGCCGCAAGCGGCCGATGCTGGCGTCGACATGTACTGATCGGAGACAACGACATGCAAATCGAAACGCTCGCACGCGAATTCTCGTACAACGGCGCCAAACTCGCCGACCCTGCGCCGGCATTCACGCTGCAGCAGGTCCGCGATTTCTATTCACAGACCTATCCCGAGCTGACGAATGCCGAGATCGAGGGGCCCGTCATCAAGGCTAACCGCAACGTCTACACGTTCCGTCGCGCCGTCGGCACGAAGGGCAATAGCGGCCCCGACCAATGCGCCCGCATTTTCGTTACGTCTTCGGGTGCGGAAGGAAAAATCTACATCACCGGCACCGGTGTCGGCATCCACATCGGCCGCCCTGCCGACTCGGACGACGCATGCCAAAAGCTCGACGAGATTCGCGCCACCGACTGCACTATTCCGCCCCCCGTCCGGGCATACCTGGCCGAGCTCGATCGATTCAGCACCGCGCACGTGTGCCCGCTGCTTGTCGAAGAAGTCGCCTTCATCAATGCGCTGCATGCGCGCTACTGCACGCAACCGAAATGACGCTCCGTGAACTCCGAAAGCACCTGCGCGACAACACTTTCAGCGACAGCCGGGCGCCGGCCGCGCCGAAGAAGCACGTCAACAGCCCGCTCGCGCTCCACCTTGCGCGCGTAGCGACTGCCGGCGATAGCTCCGCGCCGCGCTTGCGCCTCCCGTCGTCCGACATGCCGGTTTTGCCATGATCTCGACTGCCCTTACGCTGCCTCGCCTCGCCAACGACGTGCCGACTCGGTACGTCGTCGGCGAAAGCGGCCAGTTTGCGCACAACCTCTCACTCGCGCTGATGCGCGGGAACATGCTGACGTTCGAAGATGCGCAACTGGCTGATGACCACCGCAACGAGCGCGAACTCGCGCGTATCGCGCTCACGCGGACGTGGCAAGAACTCACGGATGAGCACTCCATTTTCGAGTGGAGCTTGCGCGTTAGCTCGGATTCCTGCGGCCCGTCGTACTACCGCACTGACGACGACAGCAGCGTGTGGGTTTCGATTCATAGCGACGAAGGTGCTGGCACTGCGCCAGTGCGATTCTTGCGTGGCAGCATTTCCCATCTCGAACGCGTGATGCCCGGCCTCGGCCAGACCGTACTTGCCGTACTTTACGAAGCGTGCACGCACTACCTGCCGTCCATCCTGACGCCGAGCGAGACGATCTCCATTGCCGGCTACATGTATTGGCAAGGGCATACCGACGAAATCGCCGCGCTGCCCGAGCTGCGCATGCACTACGACGACGATGAATCCACAACGCCCGAGGAATTTTTCGAGTCGTGCTCGATCCCGCGCCGCAGAGAATTCTTCCGCGACGCACCGGAATGGCTCGTCAGTCCGCGTCAAGTGCTGAACACGTATGACGTGCACCGCGCCGCTGAACAGGACGAAATTGCGGCGCTTGCGGTTAGCGCATGCGACGAGATTCATCGATTGATTTCCCACGAAGGGCCGTTCGCACGTGTCGACTGCCGCGATTCAAACATGGGCCCCGGTATCGATTTCTCGCTGTTTCTTCTGTGGGACCACGATGACGGCACCGGTCGCGTCCTCGATGACTTCCTCGAGCACGAAATGCAGGGCGACGCGTTAGAAGCTGCGTGCTCGATCAGCCTGCCACTCGCAGGCAAGGCGGTCGGCAACTGGTTTGCGCGAATGCGCAATACCGCGCGCCTCGCGCTTGCCGTCGAGCACCTGCTGGATGTGATTGCGCTCCGATCACCCGACAGCCCGGCAGAACCCCAACGCATACAGGTACGCGTATGAAAGACGTCGACATTTATTGCGATACCGAATCGCACCTCGAGCTCGATTCCGCACTGCTGCTGTATCGGAACAGCACTGACACGCGGGTGTACGTGACGCGCCATGCTGCGCGCGTCGTCGACGGCGCGCCGACGCTGCTCGCGGGTGAGCCGGTCACGGAGCGACAACTCGCGGCATTCGCTGCTGCAGCGTCGAAACACGCCGGTCAGCAAGGCTTCGTGCACGAACGCGTGGTCTTTTCAGGCTCCGGGATTGTCGCTTGGTGGATGCCGGCAGGCGCGCGTCACGTATGGTTCAAATCCGACAAGCCGCTCGGCACGCGCTCGGGCCCGGCACATCAACCCGCATTGCTGTTCATCGCGCAAGGCGACAGCCGGCACGTGTTCGCACTGGCCGAGAACGCACGGCCGCAGCGCGGAACGGCCCTTTTCCAGGCGCCGTACTACAACGTCTATTCCTCCGGATCGGTATGCACCGGAAACGTCGAGATCGCGAAGCAGCCGACCGCAGCCGACGTCGAGCAGTACGAGGATGAATTCTTTCGCAGTCGCTTCACGCACCCGAATGCCGCAAAGCTAATTCAGGGCGGCAGCATTTCCACGCTCTGGCGCCAGCTGCTCGACGGCGCCGCATTCCCTACCGACAGGCTGGTCGCGCTCGACCTGACCGTCGAATCCGCAATTCAACGCCTCACGCAACGGAGATAACGACATGTCCAGCAAAATCGAAGAAATCAAGGCAACGTTCGAAGCGACCACCACCGACACGCTGCGCGCTCTCGGCGACGCGCTCAAGGTATTCAGCGAAGCTGTCGCCGACGAAGTGAAGGCCGGCAAGTCTCGCCCGATCGCCGCGAAGGCGGACGACGCAAACATCAGTCTCGACGAAGCGCTGTTCGACAGCGCCCCGGTCGCCACCGTCCCGCGCCACGCAGAATTTGCGCCGCTGCTCGATGTCGGCCACCGATTCTTGCTCGCGGCCGAAGGCCTGTTCGTCGAGATCCGTCGCCCGTGGCTACACCTGATTCAGCCGATCGCACAGATCGAAGGCGCCGGCCCGCGCGCGCCGTACGGCTCGATCGACGCAAAAATCGAATTCGCGTTCGGTCGTATCGGCGCCGCCGAGCCGCACCTTCGCCGGTTCGCAGCCGACGCCGCAGAGGTGGCGCCGAACGAGCATGCCGCATGGATCGTCTGGAATGACACGAGCAAGGAACTGGTGTACCGGGAAGTCGAAGTGACCGGCTCCACGCCGACCGAGATCACCATCAATCGCCCGGTCCTCGCCGACGACGAAAGCCTCGCCTTCGATCTGCACAGCCACGGCGCCGGCCTGGCTGGCTTCAGCCCGACCGACGATGCAGACGACGCGGGCGAAGTGAAGATCGCTGGCGTTATTGGCGGCGTCGGCACCGCGAGCCCGAGCGTAGCATTCCGTCTGTGCTCACTCGGCAAGATGATCACGCTGCGCGTGCCGGTGCAGGCGTTTTTCCCGTCGACGGAGAAGGCCGCGTGAACCAACTCGATATGCTAGAGCTTGCTGCACGTGCCGCCGGATGGGAATCGAAGCGCCACACGGTGCGCGACCTCACCGCGATCCACGTCAGACCGCACGCAACGGCTGCATGGCGTGCGTTCGATTCGATCGGCTCGCGCGCCGATGCGTTCGAACTGTCGAGCGCAGCGCGCATCGACGTGACGCACTTTGCCGATTACGTGACCGCGCATGCTGGCGCAGGCGCGTTCCGCCACTTCACCCACGACGACATCGATGCGCGGTATGACGTCGGCGCACTGCAGGTGGAGCGCGAGCGCGCCACACGCCGCGCGATCACCGAATGCGCCGCATTGATCGGGCGCGACGTTGGCGCGCCCTGGTGGAGAACGGTATGACCCAACACAAGACACCGGCACGCTTTCTCAGCGATCGACGCGTAACGGTCGCGTTGATCGGTTGCGGCGGCACCGGTTCGCAAATGCTGACCGGGCTGGCCCGACTCAATCACGCGCTCGTCGAGCTCGGCCACCCGGGCCTGCACGTCACTGCGTTTGACGCGGATACTATCAGCGCTGCGAACGTCGGCCGGCAAATGTTCAGCCCGGCCGACGTCGGGCAACGCAAAAGCGTAGTGCTCGTGCATCGCCTCAACGCGTTCTTCGGGCTCGACTGGTGCGGCCGGCCGGTACATGCCGGCGCCGACGCGATCGTACGTGGAGCGCCGGAGCTGGTCGTGATGTGCGTCGACAGTGCTGCCGCGCGCGCGAAATTGGCACCGTACCTGAAAAAGGCAGGCAGCTACGTGATGGATCTCGGCAATCGCGCGAGCGACGGGCAGGTTCTTTTCGGCGCGTCGTCTGCCGCTCCAGGAAACGCAGCAACCAATGAAAGCACGCCGCTGCGCTGGCCGTACGACGTGCTGCCAGAGCTGATCGACACCTCGATTCCAGAAGACGACACGCCTAGCTGCAGCCTCGCCGAAGCGCTTGAACGGCAGGAGTTGTTCATCAACCAGGCAGTCGTTACGCAGGGGCTCGCGATCCTGTGGGAATTTTTCCGGCATGCGCGCCTGACGTGGTGTGGCGCGTTCGTCAACCTGAAGACAGGCCACGTGCGGTCGCTATCTGTTCCAGAAGCCGCGGGCAATCAATGAGCTTCGATTACATCCGCAAACACTACGGCGTGTCGGCCGACCGGATCGTCGGCGCCCACACAGGAGAAAAAAATAATGGAAACGAACGAAGTAATGAACGTCGCGCGCCGGGCGGTGCAACTCTATGCTGAGACGCATCCACGGCCGCCGCAAGTGACGCAGTCTCAAGCAGCCGAAATGCTAGGAATTAGCAGATGGACCGTGAGCAAAATGGTGAAGGCCGGCAATCTGAAATTGAATCGCTGCGGCCTTATCCCGGTCGAGCAGATCGACCAGGCGTTACAAGTGCATGCTTAAAGCCGTGCAGCAATCTGCTCAGAAGTCTCACGGTAGTAGTGTTCCTGCAGCAGCTTCAAGTCCTTGATCCCGCTGATGCGGGACAGCGTGAGGACATCGACTTTGCGAGCCAGGCGCGTGAGTGCCTCGCCTCGCGAGTCGTGGAACGTCATCCCCGTGATCAGCAGCGCGATCCTCGCCTTCCGGAACAGCGTGCTCAATGAATCGGCGTCGACCGTGAAGCACTGTTCGCGGTAAGCGACAGCCTTCAGTAGACGCAGCGCCGGCCGCGGCAGCGGAATCTCGCGAGGTTTCCCCGTCAGGTACTGCATCTTGTGCTCGAGCCGCGCGACGCCGGTTTTCATGTTCAGCGTATTCTTCCCGAGCCCACGCAACTCCTTCGCGCGCATGCCGCTGCGGAGCGCCACGAGCCACGCGAGCGCGACCTCCTGATTCTTCGTTATCGGCTCCTGCCCGGTTCGATACCCCAGCCAGCGCACGATCGGACGCACCTCTTTCCACGGATCGACGCGCCGCGTGCGCGCTGCGTTGTCCGGCGGGATACCGAGATCGCTGAACGGGTTCGCGCCAGCCCACTTCCATTCCTTCCGCGCGATCGTATAGACGTTCCGGTAGAGGTTGATCTCCCGCAGCACGGAGCCGTTTGTGATGCCGCGCACCTTCGCGCCATCGGGCGCGACGTAGCCAGCCAGTCGCCGGTCGCGCCACTCGGCCCACATCGGTGTGTCGGCCTGCGACAGCGGCCGCTCGGCATACTCGGGGAACTGCCTGATGAATGAGGCGATGCGGTTCTGCTCCCACTTCGTGCCGCCCTTCTTCGTCGACACGCGCGTTGAGTATTCGTTGAGCGCCTCGCCCAGCGTGTGACGGTCGGCGACCGGCATATCGCGCAGCCGCTTCAGCTCGGCCTCGCGCGCGGCGCCCCAGGCGTTTGCTTCGCGGCGGGTGCGCAGCACCTTCGAATCGCGGACGCCGCCGACATAGACCTGCACGCGGAAACCGTCTTTGTGTGGGGTGATCGATGCCAT